AAATTAATAATTTTAAAAATAAAATAGATAAGAAATTAAAAGTTATTGAATATAAAGAAAAATATAATATAGATTTAAGAGAGAAAGACTTTTATAATTTAGATTGGGTGTTTATAGAAAGATATTATGGGAATATTTCTATTGGTAAAGGTATGAAAGTATTAAATTCTAAAAAGCAACCAAAAGAAGATGAAATGTTGTTTAAATTTGCTTATCCAACAGGTGCTTATATATTTGGTGGTAGTGGTTGGTATGGTAGTGATAGCAATTATGATACAAAAACTTTTGATGAATTCTTTGAAGAATTAAAAACTTACAATTACAAATATATTGATAATATGAATAGTTGTTTATATTTTAGTATGGAAAATGGTGCAAAGTTGTTTAATAAATATCAAGAAATATGTGAAAAATATCAAAATATTTGGAATAAAAGGGCAAAAGAAAAGAAAAAAGAAGAATTAGAGCAACAACTTAAAGATTTAAATAGAATAGATTAGGAGGGTAATATGAAAGTAGGAGAATATGTTAAATATAAATATGAAAATTGTATTTATATAGGAAAAATAAAATTTATTAGTGAGGTTATGGGATTTGAAGAAACTTTACAGTTAGATATAGATAATTGCATGGAAGAAATATTAAAAGAAGATATTATCAAATCAAGTCCAAACATAATAGATTTAATTGAGGTTGGAGATTATGTTAATGGGTATAGAGTTATTGACTTTGATTATAGTGTCGCAGATACAAGAATAAGAATATGGGTTGATACGGAAAACGAAATAAATTATATATTCAAAAATGATATTAAATCAATAGTAACAAAAGAACAGTTTGAAAGTATGGAATATAGGATAGGAGAGTGATTATATGGAATTATGGATAAGAAGTCAATATAAAGATAGTTTAATTAAAGTTGAAAAAATAGAATTAAATTATGATTATTTATGTTGTAATGATATACAACTAATACATATAGAAACTGATAAAGGTAGAGTTGGTAGTTATTCAACAGAAGAAAGAGCATTAGAAGTATTAGATGAAATACAAAGATTAATAACACCCACAATAGAATATAATCCTGTAGTAAAAAAGGAAGAAAGTTGGGAAGAAGAATATCAACGCACTGTTCTAAAAGGATATGATGTCAAAATAGAACAAGCAATTACTTATGTATATGAGATGCCAAAGGAGTGATTATATGAAAGAAGATATTTTAAAAGTAATTAATCATTATGGGGTTAAACATCAATTGAAATATTTTCAAAGTGAAGTGTTTGAATTAAATGAGGCTATTTTGAAAGAAATAGAAATAGCATTTAATAGCGAGGGAAATTTTGGTGATAGGGAAGCATTGAGAAAAGCAAAAAACCATATAGTCGAAGAACTTGCAGATGTAATGATGATGCTAAAACAATTCCAATACTTCTATGAAATACCTGATAAAGAAATTGAAGATGTTATGGAATATAAAGTGCAAAGGCAATTGGGGAGGATAAACAATGAAAAATGAGATTGAAACGTGGGAAGATGTAAAAAATTATGTCATAGCTTTGAAAAAAGAAAATGACTATTTAAAACAACAACTACACCAAGCTATTTCTTGCATAAACGCATTAGATGAAACAAAATTTGAGGAGGTAAACGATGTACGAGCTATGGGCGAGGAAAAGAAAAGTAGAAGGTAAGGGATTTCCTTACGAATTTATATTTAATTTTGACAATCCAAATTATTCATACACTGCTATTGATACATTAGACAAAAACATATACCAAGAATGTATGGTTACGAATAATGGAGATTGTTTGATATATACGGAGTTTGAAAAACCATTTGTAAAAAAGAAGGTGGGTAAATGATAGAATTTTGTTTAGGATTTATTATTGGGGTGTTTATTGTTTGTTGTTTGGTTTCATCAAAAGATCAATAAATTAAAAAAAAGTATTGACATAGTATAATATATTATGTTATATTATATTTGGTTATGATGATAACCAGAAAGAGAGTGAAATAAAATGAAAGAAATGACAAAAAGAATTTATGAACATCTAATAACAAAACCAAAATACAACAAATTGAAAATAAAGTTGGATGTTAAGAAGGAGGAGTTTGATAATAAAGTTATTGAATTAAACACAGAAAGAAGAGTACATAACAAACAACGTGAAGTTTATGAAAACAAAATAAAAGAACAAGAAAAAGAAATATTAGAATTAAAAGAAAAAATAAGAACTTTGAAAAGTAAGAGCAGGAGTAATAAAAATGAAAAGAAAAGTTAAAGATATGGGAAATATTAAATGCGAATGTGGTTATGAGAACCACAAAGAAAATGTAATGCGTTACGGTACTTGTAGGTTCTGTGGTAAAATTTTAGATTCAAAAGCTAATTTTAACTATCAAATGTATACAAAACTTCGTTTGTGGAGGAAGAAATGAGATTTGATAGTTTAGATAAAGCAGAAATAAACTATATTATTGATTCTTATCTAAGACATAAACGCGAATTTATTGATTTATTAACGATTGAAGATTTTTTACAACAATTTTGTAGAAGATGTGATACGTGTAATAGAGTTATTTGTATTTTAGATATGTGTGAGGAGTGTGATGTTGAAAAAGGGGATAATCAGTTTCAAGAATTTGAATTAAATAAAGAATATTATGTATACAAGATATAAAAGGAGATTTTAAAATGAATGAGATAAATAGTAAAGAAAAAATGTTTTTAGGTAAATTAAAAGCATTACTTGATACTTTTGATAGTATGGACAAAATTGTAGAAGAAATAAATGATATAATCGATAGACAACCAAATGAACAAAGTAGAATAGATCAATTATTGAGTGATTATTATCATATACTAGAAAACGATGATTTAAGTGATGAAGAAATAATAAATATTGGCAAAAAGATACATGAGATAAGATTACAAAGAAAAGATGAAAATAGTGTTGGTAAATTAATTCATTGCTATGATATTAATAAAAATAAACTTACATATAGCAATAAAGGTAATAGACAAATGTTTTATCAAGCAATAGCTAATTTGAAAAAGACATTACATGAAGATTATAAGTATCGTATTTTAACAGATAATGATATTATAGATTTGAAAGAAAAAAAGATAAAGAAAACCAAAACATGTAAAAGAAAATATAGTACAGCTCCTAGTTTAGATGAGTTGATAGAATGCTTATCAGAAGGTATGAAAAACAAAGAAATAAGTGAGAAATTCGATATTACACCGACATATGTCAGTGTTTTGAAAAGAAAATATAATCTTATTGGGAATGAGGTGATATAATGAGTAATGAATTAGATGATGGTTTAGAATCTATAATGTAAAGGATTGATGATATGAATAAATGGGAATTTTTAAAAGAAAACTATATCGACAAAGGTCTTAAAATATTTCCAATTGTTCCGAATGGAAAGACACCATTGATAGAGAAATGGCAAGAAGATTGTTCTTGCGATTTTTTCCAAGTTTTGTATTGGTATGAAAATTGTCCTAATTGTAATTGGGCGTTACCTTGTACACCAAATAATTTATTTGTTTTAGATTTAGATAGGCACGATCCTAACAAAGATGGTGTCGAAAATTTTAGCAATTTATTGGAAAGCGTGTTGGATGATACCGAATATAATAACTTTCATTGGATAAACTGCACTCAGAGAACACCAAGTGGTGGAGAACATTACATTTTTAAAACCGATGATGATTTAAAGAATGTATCTAATAATAGCAATGTTTTTCAAGAATATCCAGGAATAGATATTCGTACCGACGGTTATATATTAGTAGAACCTAGTGTGATAAACGATAAAGAGTATCGATATACAACAATTAACTCACTTAACAATCAAAGTGTTTTACCAAGAAATATGCCATTACAATTGAAACTATATATACTTGCTAATGCGAAATCAAAAAATGACATAAAAAAACAACCTTATGAAAAACCAAAGATTGTAGAAAAAGGCGATAGAGACAATCAACTATATTCATATATTAACAACGTATATTATAAAACTAGGCTTGATTTTGATGAGGTATTGTGTCTTGCTAACCACTTTAACGAAACTATTTTAGAGGAACCTTTTCCTGAACGTATTGTAAAATACAAGGTCCGTAAAGTATTCGAAAAAGACAGAGAAAAAATGGTTTTTGTCAATCTTATAGAATAAAAAAAATCCCACCGAAGTGGGATGAATGAGATAATTTTGTGTAGATTGAAAGAATCAACCAAACACAATCTTATTATATCACGATAATTAAAATATGTCAAAAAAGCAAAATTATAATTGACTATTATAATATAATATGTTATATTAAATACAGAGAGGAGGTTGTGAAATGATTGAAAGCAAGTTCTATAAAGAGATGATGAATATTATAAGTGAAAGAGAATGTTCTATTAGGCAATTAGCTAAGGAATGTGGTGTTAGTTATTTGACTTTCTTACAATTTTTCAATCCTAATACACCATTTAAACCTGTTAGTAATAAGACAAAATTCAAGATACACAATCATTTGGGTATTGGATATGATGTTATGAACGAGTATAACGAAATGGTTTTAAAAGAAAGAAGTGATTAAAATGTGGAAATGTTTTTTAAAAAATTTGGATAATGGAGAAGTTTCTGAAAAATACTTTGATAGTCCATATCTTATGAATAAGTTTCTAAATAAAGTAAAATATAGTAAAAAGCTAGAACTTGTTGGAAAGGTGAAAATGTAATGGGTTTAAAACAACAACAAGTAGGAAAGTCTTTTGAAAAGGAAATCTTAGAGTATTATGCTAAGAAAGGATATTGGACATATAAAACACCAACAGAGTTTAGTGGTACAATTTGTGATATTATTTTGATTAAAAATAGTGCGTGTATGATGATTGAATGTAAACATACGACAGGAGATAAGTTGTATTACAAAGGTTGTGGAATTTATAAAAAACGTGATGAGATAGATAATTTTGTGCAGAAATATAATACAAACATTTATATTATGATAAAATCAGATAAAATAGGTGTATACTGGACAACATGGTTAAAAGCGAAACCTATTTTTGAAAAACAAGGACATCTTGATTTGGTAAAAGATTGCTTTAAAGGTAGCTTGGAGGTGAAATAGTGAGTAAGTGTGAGAAATATTATGGTAAACCAGTATTTGATGATGCAATTAAAAAATTGTTTCCTCATAACATACAACGTACTTTTAATTTTACATTATCTGATGAATTACAAAAAATATGTGATAAAATGACAAAAGAAAAATATATTCAAGGTTTATGGGATAATGGTGAAGAATTATGTGAATTTTGCAAATACAACGGAGAATGTAATGGTATGACATGTAATGGTAATGGTCCAGTATATCCAGCCTGTGCAGATTTGGAATTTGATAGTTATATTGATTGGGATAAAGTGTGTGATATAATTATTGATGATAAAATAAAAAATTCTATTGAAAAAGAGGAGGAAAAAGATATGAATAAAGTTTTAAATTTATGGTATGAAAGAAAGAGAAATAAGATAATTGATAAATATGATAAGATGGAGTGTGAATTTTACAATAATAAATATAGTGTTGTTGCTAGCTTTAAAGAATTAATTGAAAAATTTAATAATGATTTAGAAGATTTATATAAATTAGATAAAGCGACAGAACAATTTGTATTAAAAGAAAACACACCAAACAATGTTATTAAATATTGTCTTGATGAAGAAAAGTTAAACGAAGAATTTAAGAAAGAGTATTTATCTAAGAGAGACGAAGAATTTAACACATTGCGTGATATTAAAGATGAAGTAGAGGCTCAACTTTCATTATCTGATGACTTAGAATATCAACAAGAAGTTCTTATAAGATATGGTGTTATTGATAAAAAGACAAAGAAGATAGCTGATTAGCATGAAGATACTATTAAGTAATATAATAGAGATACAAGAACCAACTAAAGAAATATTAGATTATTGTAAAAAAGAATTGACATTTTCTAACCCTGATTATATCAAGAAACAACGTATGGGATTTTGGACAGGGAAAACTCCTAAGACAATAAGTTTATATGATTCTTATCAAGGTAATATATACTTACCTATAGGCTGTTTCAACGATATATGGGAAATACACCCATATAAGAAAGATTATGTCGATTATACAACGACTAAAAAAGCAGATATAAAGTCGAATATAATCTTACGAGATTACCAAAAACCTTGTACTGACGCTTTAAAAAAGTATGTGAATGGTATATTTGTTCTATTCGCTGGCGCTGGTAAAACACAAATATCTTTACAATGTGCTAGTGAATTGAAACAAAAAACACTATTTTTAGTTCATACAAAGGATCTACTTAACCAAGCAAAAGAACGTTGTGAAAGTAATCTTATTTGCAAAACAAGTACAATAACAGAGGGAAAATGTGACACAACTGGTGATATAGTATTTGCAACTGTACAAACACTTATAAGTTTTGTTGATAAAAGAGAAATAAATCAAGATGAGTTTGGGTTGGTAGTAGTTGATGAATGTCATCATTTATCTACAAGTGCCGAATCAGTCAAAATGTTTGAAAAGTGTGTAAATTATTTTAACGCTAGATATAAGCTCGGAATATCGGCGACACTTCACAGAAGTGATGGTTTACAAAATACAACTAAGAAGATACTTGGAGATATAATATACGAACTTAAAAAAAGTGAAGATAAAACAAAATTTATAGGATATTATGAAAATAAACCGATAATTGAGGTGTCTGCGAATAGATTTCAAGTTCCAGCTCAAATACATATGGTAAAAACCACGTTTAACGTGGCAAATAGAGACGTTTTTGATACTAGTGGTAGAATTGTATTCTCCACTCTGATTAGCAACCTAGCGTTAGATTATGATAGGAATAAATTGATATTAGATTTATTGTATCGTTTACGTGGTTACACAATTGTAATAAGCGAAAGAACAAGTCAACTTGAATGTCTACATAAAGATGTTGCAAATTCTATTTACATTAATGGTAAGACACCAAAGAAACAAAGAGAGAAACAGATTGAAGAATTTAGGAATGGAAACTACGCTTGTTTGTTTGCGACATATTCACTTGTTGCGGAGGGATTGGACATTCCGATATTAGAGAACTTGGTAATGGCTAGTCCTGTAAAAGATGAACGACTTGTTATTCAAGCAATCGGTAGGTGTCAAAGACCTAGTGAAAACAAGAAATTTGCTAATGTTTATGATTTAGTTGATGATGTATCTATATTAGATAAATTCACAAGAAAGAGAAAAAGTGTTTATAAAAAGGAAGGATGGGAGATAATTAATGGGATTTGAAAGTTATAAAGACAAACAAAAATTTTATAAAGAAAGAGCAAAACAGGAAAAGGTTTTTCATTTAAGTAAAGCTCCTTTAAGATTTGATTTGAAAGAAAAAGGTATAACTTATGTGAAACCTAAAGAAGAGACAAGACAATGAGTTTTGATGAGTTATTAGACAGGATTTGGGGATACGATTTTGAGGTAACATCACATGATTGGCTTTTAGTATTAAAAGACTACCGAACAAGAAAAAGAGTTGTATTTCACAATTCTCTACCAAACGATATACAAGACTTTATTGATATGGAAAATCCTATTTTAATGGGTTACAACAACAATGGTTATGACAAATACATATTGAAAGCGATTTTATCTGGATACACTCCAGAGGAAGTTAAAGATGTAAACGACCATATTATTAATGGCGGGAATGGTTGGGAATTGGATTTGGGTTATACAAAAGTGCCAACACAAATAGATTTGATTAATTGTATTGTTCCTAGAAAATCATTAAAGGAGTTAGAGGGAAATCTTAGAATGAACATTACTGAATCTACTGTTGACTTCAATATACAAACAAAATGGACCGAACAAGAATACGAAGAAATGTTGTATTATTGTACACACGATGTAGATGCTTTGTTCCCAATATTTGATATGTTGATGAATAGGTTTAAGTCGAAATATATTATTGCAAAACTAGGCAAAATGGATTACGAGTATGCGTTGAGTTTGACAGATGCTAATCTTACCGCAGAATTACTTGGTGCGGAAAGACAAGAACATGATGATCCTTTCAAATATGTATATCCTGAACAAGTTCAAAAAGAAAAAATACCAAAAGTAGCTTTAGATTATTTCGATGATGTTATTGCTCACAATGATTTAGATTATAAAGTTGAAGCGCCATGTCTTGATTTAAAAACAATAGATTTTCAACTTGGATATGGCGGGTGTCATGCTTTTATAAAAGAAGGTGTCTATAATTATGATAGAGGAGATGATTTGAAATGTGTATAGATGATAAGGTGGTGATGAATAAATGCGT